GTCACACCCGCGCTCGTGGTGTGGTTGGTCACGCTGCTCGGGCTGCACGGGCCGTCGTGGTCGATGCCTGCTGTGCTGGTGATCGGCGGAATGATCTGTGCTGCAGCTCTGTTCGCGTATCGGCGGTGGAAAGTGGCCTGGCGAATGGTCGGCATCGTGGTGATCGGCGCGGGGATGGCGGTGACATGTGCACTCGCGCTGTGGCTTCGGCTCGAGACGCGCGACGCGCATCCGATGTCGGGCATGTCGGGCAAGGCGACGGTCACGATGTCGATTCGCGACGACCCGCGGAACTTCGGGCCCGCACAACGGGGTCAGGTGACCACTCGGGTGACGGTGCTGGCCGTCGGGGAGCGTCGAGTTCCCTCCGCCGTCGCCGATGTCGTCGCTCGCGCGCCCGGATGGGTCGGATTGTTGCCGGGTCAGCGCGTGCGTGTCCTGGTGAGTATGCGCGCACCTCGAGGGGGTGATCTCAGTGTTGCGAGGTTGGCGGCGTCGGGACCGCCGACGATGTTGGGGCGGCCTCCTCCGCTGCAGCGCGGAGCCGGCATCGTGCGGACAACGCTGCAGCAGAACTCGGCGCAGGCGCTGACCGGTGAATCCGCGGGATTACTGCCGGGATTGGTCATCGGCGACGAGAGCGCATTGTCGCAAGATGTCCGGGATCAGTTCCGCGCGGCCGGGCTCAGCCACCTGACCGCTGTTTCCGGGTAAACCGTCGATTTGGGATGGTAGTCACGCAACCCCTACGCTACCGACCCGACCGTTCCGGCGACGGCGTAGGCGGCGTGGTCGTCGAGGCTGAAGCGTGCTCTGGCGTACCACTTGAGCGTCGTCGATAGCTCGGCATGACCGAGTGACTCTTGCACGACCTGTGGGTCGATACCGCCCGCGAGCGCGGTGATGGTGAAGGTGTGGCGCAGCCAGTGCGACGACACCTCCGGCTCAATCCCGGCTTTGCGGGCCATCCTTTTGATGACCTCGTTGGCGCAGCGCCGGGAGATCCGCTTACCGCTGATCACTCCGACGATCAACGGCCCTGTCGTGCGGTCGGCTGCGGCGTCGTCGACGGCGCGTTGCACCACCGGGGGTAGCGGGATGAGAGCGACCTCGCCGCCCTTGCGGGTGACGCGGACGCAGCGGTGTGACTGCTCGTTGACGCGGGTGTCCTCGACGTCGATGCCCACGGCCTCGGAGACGCGTAGCCCGCAGTACGCCATGAGGGTGACGAGCGCGTAGTAGGCGGGTCGTTCATCGCGGGCCACGATGAGGAGCTGGCGTAGCTCGTGGCGGTACAGCGACTTGCGCGAGTTGTCGCGCGGTACCCGCACCTTGCGGACGAGCCTGCACGGGTTGCGGTCTATCAGTCCGTCGTCGATCGCGAGCTCAAACCACGTACGGAGTACGCAGACACGGTGGTTGATGGTGGTGGGCTTGAGGTTTCGCGCGTCTTTCAGCTCGAGTACCCATGCTTCGATGTCGGTGCGGTGGATGCCGTAGATCGGGTCGAGGCCGCGTTCGGCGCACCAGTCGGCCCAGGAGTGGATCGCCGCGCGGTAGGCGTTGCGGGTGTGGGTGTTCTCCCAGCGGAGGAGGAACACTTCGATCTTGAGGTCGATGTCGGGGGTGGCGCCCGGATTCGGGCAGAGTTGGGTAGCCTTCACGGCAGCCCCTCCTTGCTATCTCAAGTGAGCGGGTCAGGCCTCGGGCGGTGTTACCAGCACCTCCGGGGCCGCTCTCATTTCTACGCCGAATCGGACACGTTCGCCACGCAAATAGAGCAGATCGACTGCGGCACAACGAAAACCGCCCCACCTCCGAAGAGATGGGGCGCTGTGGTTGGCGTCAGTCGAGGTGTTCGAGTTCGTGCATCGGCGAGTCGCTCGTCGTTGTAGATGTGCACGACTCACCCGACCGGCTCACCGCTGGCACCGAGCAGACTCGAGCACCTAGACTGAACGAGCAGCCTATGCTCATTACGAAGCCCCCGCGCAGGTGCGAACTGCCGGGGGCGTGACCGACCGGAAAGGGGTCGATGATCCGATGATAGTGACTGGCGCATTCTTTGCCGATGCGGTGGCAGCAGTCGACGGGAAGATGCACGTCTGGGGCGGCGTGGGCGACGAGATTAACCGTCCCGCAGGCGTTCACCCGATGGTCCCGATAGTGATACTCACGCAAGCGTCCGATGAACCGGCACCCGACTTCATCGACCTCGAGATTCTCGGCCCCGATGGAACGCGCACCGTAGTGCTGCTAGGTGTGCCGGAGGTGACGAAGGCGGGAAAGAATCAAGGGTGGTTCTGGTGGCGGGTGCCAATTCCCGCTTCGGTCGACGGGCGCTATGTCGCCGTCATCGGGACCACGACCATAGCGTTCCACGTAGTCACAACCACATAGAGCCGGGGCCACTTCCGCCCCCACCTCCACCGGATGGAGATGTGCCCCTGTGGGTGAATCCGCCACTGCCGCCGACACCACCGCCGCCTGGGGCCACCGAGAACGCCGCCCGTACGCGGCGTATCTCTGCGATCAGTCGCGGTATGTCGTGCGGATCGCGTTTCGCGGCGATCGCTTCGAGTTCGGCATCGTCCATCACGGCAAATCCTTTCAGAGTCCGCGGTATCGCAGGATTGGTGTGACGTCGACGGAGAACGCTTGCGTCGAACGACACGACTTTCACCCGGTCACCGATCGCGAACTCCGCCACGTACCAGATTCTAGTATCTGGTCACTACCCTCGACGTCGTGACAGACCGTGACCTCCTGTCGGCTGCCGCGCGAGACATTCGTACGGTGATGCGACGTCGGCAGGCCGAGCGCAACGCCGCCGACCCCGAAAGCTGGCAACCACCCGACCCCGTGCTCATGGCGCTCGCGGTGGAGTGCGACGAGGTCGTGCACGGCCAGCGCGCCGAAGCTCCCGACCTCACCGAGCGGATCGCTGTGGTGCTCGATGAGGAGCGGGAGCCGTGACTTCGAATTATGGGTGGGTCTAGGTCGTCGCTGCGGTGTAGAGGTGTTTCCACTTCCCGGCGCTAGCGTTCCACACCACCGGGCCGACACCACACCCGAGCGAGGCGTTGGTGTTGAGGGCGAGGTCGCCGTCAGCGGGTGTCAGTAGTGACACGTCGACTCCGATCTGCCCACCCAACCGCTTCCATCCTGAGCCGAAAGCTGCGGTAAGTGCGGCATCGAGGCGGGCGTCCACACGATCAACCTTCGATCCCAGCGCCAACGCCACGGACGCGCCCGATACCTGGTCGTAGCGGCCATCGAGAACCAGTGTCGAAATCTGGGTGTTGGACGATCCGGCGTTGAACAGCCTTGCTGGTCCGGTCGCGTCGACGTCGAGGATGAGCCGTTGGATGGTTGCCGGGGTGGGTGACCCGGCACTACCCGTGCCGCCTATGCCGGTGGCGCAGACGCACCCCGCCGATGCGGCGAGCTTGGTGCGGGCTCGGATAGAGCGGGCGTTCGGGTTGGCGAGCAGGATTTGCGGCTTCGACGTGTCGGCCGGAGTCGCGAGGACGGTACCCACATCGACCGAGCCGATAGTGCCGCCCATCGTGCCCTTGTTGCCGGTGTCCTCACCGATGAATACCGGGGATGATTGCGATGACGACCCCTGGATGACCCCGGTGACCTTCACGCCGTCGATCACGTTGTTCACACCGGGCATGATCTTGAGCTGCGAGTGCACGGTCTGGGTGTTGATCGAGCCGATGGTCAGGCCGATGATGTCGCCGGACGAGTCGGTGAGCGCACCCGCATAGTCTGCTGCGGTCAAGGACACGGAATCGTCTGCGGTGTATCCCTTCACGTGCACGATTTCGCCCGAGTACGCCGGTCCCATGATGTGGATGCCGTCGCGTCCGGACTGTGCGTTGTCGATGGCGAGTCGGTAGTTCGAGATGTCCGCGACCGAGATGCCGTAGTGGGCGGTGTTATTCGTGGAGGTGAACTTCTCGATCTGCACATCGAGGTTGTCGACGTGGCGAAACATCAGGGAGTGCCCCCCGATGCCGCCGCCAGCGAAAGCGCCGCGATACCAGTCGCCACCGATGACGCGAATGTCCTTGTCGCGGGTGTACGCCTTGATGCCCCAGTAGTTCGTGGTGGTTTTCGCGGCTTTGTCCACGGTGATGGTGTTGGGTGGGGTGGCTGCGGTTCCATCGTTGCGGGCGTCAGCGTTCACGGCGGTCACGGTCGCGACCAACGGGACTACGGCATCAGCGGTACCACCGCCCCCGTCGATCACCACGGTCTGTCCGACCGTGAACTTGGTGGCCGCGTTGGAACCGGGATAGAAGTCGATAACCTTCGACCCGGCGTAGCATTTCGCGTCCTCGTCGGAGGCGATGACCGTGATGGCCGCTTTGTTCACGAGCAGTTGGGTGGCGAACCCGCTACCTGTGTCGACGGCCTGGAATCGGCACTGGCGGCAATCAAACGCGGTGGAACTGGGCAGGATGAGCCGGTTGCTGAGCCGGTAGGTTTCGTCTGCGCGTGCGCGAATGTAGCCGCCCTGAGCGAGGGCGGTGTTCAGCCATGCGGTGTCATCGACACCGTTGGAGGGGTTGAGTGTTTGGAGGTAGCGCCCACCGGGGAGCGCGGCAGCTACGGGCATCAGGCGGTCCTCATCCAGATACGGGGCATGGTGATCTGCCCGGTGACGGTGGTTGAAAATGTCGATGGCAGTGCGCCGGTCACGCCGGTCATCGAGTGGCCTATGTAGGTGATGCCATTCGATGGGGCCGATTTGCCGAGGTCGAGCAGGATTGGCGGTATCCATCCGGCTCCGGTGACCCGCATCGTCGGCTGTGTGGTGTCCGCGTCCTGGACGGCACCACCGATCCAGTACAGACCAGGCGGCAGTGTCGCGGTCGCAGTCACTGTCACACCCGCTACCGCATCAGCCGCACCCTGCCCTCCGTCGAGGACGAGTGCGCCAGGATGACCGTTGCCGTTGTCGGCGTAGATACCGGGCCGAAAGTGTGATCCCGACTGTCCTGCGACCGTAATCTCGAAGCCGAGTCGGTCAATCGAGAGGGGTTTGTCGACCAGGAATGGAGCGACACGGAGTGTCCCGTTCCCGAGAGCACCATTGGTGGAAGCCGTATTCGGACCACACGGCACGACGTACCGGCCAGCAACGGGGTTCGGCCCGCCGGCACGCTTAGCCGCAATCGCCGCAGCCTGCGCCGTCGACACGGGCTTGTCGGCATCGGAGGTATTGTCGACATATCCGAGACCAATGTCGGCCTTCGTGATCTCCACCATGTCGACCTGCACCGTCTTAGATGGGTCGGTGGAGTCAGAGCCAAAGAGCTTGCTGGTCTGCATGGTGCCGGTGGGCTTGGCGAGTCCACCACCCGTGGGAGTCCACAACGCCTGCTCGGTTGCGTCGAACGCTAACCGCGAGGTTCCCGCCGTGGTGCGCGTACCGGGACCGTTGATCGGGGCTGGAAGCATCGCCAGAGCGCCCGCCGCGTACACCGTGGACGGCTGCCAGACCGTGGCATAAGTCGCGTCCGCGTCGGTCTTGCGGAGCATCGGCGATAAGTTCTTCGCCTGCGTCGCCCCATCACCCGCATACACCTTGCCCGTGTCGGACACGACGAGCTCACCCTTACCGGGTACCGACGAGTCCGCAGCCCGCTTCGTCTCCGTCTGACGCTTCCATGGGCGTAGGCCCGCACCGAACACGCTCATTCGTCGATCCCTCCGTCGTAGACGATCCCGTTGATGCCGGCGGCGACGCGCGCGTCGACGGCCGCGCGGGTGTTGGTTCCCGCGGTGGTGATCTTCGACGCGATGGCCGAGTCCGGCACCACGCCTGCTTCGACGTCGTCGAGGATTTGTTGTGCTTCGTCGCGCGCTGTGCGTGCTTCGTCTCGGTACGTCTTGACCTGGTTGGTGACGAGGGGGGAGAGGTCGCCGATGTCGTCGAACAGGTCGTTAAGGTGCAGCGTCGATCCGGTGGTCGGTGGGTCGAACGTGACGGATCGGGACGCGAGTGTCTGCTTGCCGTATCGCACATCGGGTTTCGCGACCCATCGGATCGGCGCGCCGTCGATCGACTTGGGAAGCTTGACGCCGGTGTTGCCTTGGAGGTCGGTGAGGATTCCGCCTGCGATGAGTGCGGGGAGTTCGGCGATCGTCACGTTTTCGGAGGGGGAGCCGCCGACGACGAACCCGGCGGGGAGTTTGGGTGCGAAGATCACCTTGCCGGTGGGGTGCACGACGTCGGGGTTAGGGTCGCCGTCGACGATTCCGTCGTCGATGATGTGGGACCACAGGCCCGTGACGGTCATGTATTCGACTGTCGGCATCACGCCTCCTGGTGTTGTTGGATGTGGGTGAGGGCTTCGTCGAAGGTGGTACCGTGCGGTAAAACCCATTGCGGCGTAAGCCCATTGAGTGGATCGCCGTCAGCGTCGATGGCCGTGATCGCGTAGCCGATGCGGACCTGCTGTAGCTCGGCGCGATACTCGATGCCATCGCGTGTGGCGATGAGGTGAGTGTCGTCGGTATAGGTGAGTTCGTAGTCGTCGGCTTCGGGCGCAGGAGGCCCCGCGGTCTGTACCCAGTCGCACACGGGCGTCTCAGTCACGGTGGCTCGATAGATTTCGACATGCCCGACCCCTGGGGGTGCTGTGTCGCTGTGTGAGTCGATGTCGTTGGCGGCAGCGACCACATCAACGGTGGCGTTGCGAACCCCCGACACAGTGATCGCGGAGATCAGCCAGTAGTCGTCATCCTCGATGACACCCCGGTACAGGCGAGTCGTCGGTGCCCACCCCTGCACGTTGTTGATGACTAGCTCGCTCATGCTGCCTCCAATTCCGCGTAGCCGTTAGCTGAGCTGCCGCCCGCGCCGGGGGTTGTGCCTCCTCCAGGGTTGCTCGAACGTCCGCCGCCACCGCCAGGCGCACCACCAGGGAATGCACCATGTCCACCTGCGCCGCCCGATTGCCCAATGCCGCCGAAGCTGGTGGAGCCACCACCACCACCGCCCCCACCGCCACCACCGCCAGACTTGGCAGGTCCGTCGATGGGGGCTTGTGAACCGTTACCCCCCGCCTGGCCTGGTCCGTTCCCTCCATGCGCGCCGCCCGCGCCGCCTAGAGCGAGCATGGAACTACCACCAGGGGCACCTGGCGTGTCTCCGCCACCGTGACCGCCGCCGCCCGCACCGCCCAATCCAGGACCAGAATCGCAAGGAACGAAAGAATACCCGTCAACCTTGACCGAAAAACCCATCCGGGTCTCGAAAACCCAAGACCCATCCGACCTTTGACCGAGCTTTGTCTCCCCGCCCGATGTACCGACCACCACCTGCACGGCACTGATGTCAGGCACCTGCGTAGCAAGCCACGCCACGTCAATCTCCGGTAGCTCCACATACCCACCAGGAGTGCCCGGCGCACCACCCGCCTGATTACCGCCCGCAGACGCAGCAGACGACGACCCAATCAGAACACCCTTCACCTTGGCCTTACCCGTCAGATCAATCGTCGTCGACGACGTAATACTTTGCCGCACACCGCCTCCCTCCAAGTTCGTCAGCCGGTTGTCCACGTTTGCCATCGTCACCGAAATGTCGTTCGGGTTGTGCCCCGTCGATGCGCTCCCGGTGTATCCCTGCACCAAGCTGTCGGTGATCGTCTGGGGGAAGTAGTTGATGCCGTCGGCGATCGTCGCGGCTTTGTCCACGGGCGTCGAGTCCACCACCTCGGGCGGCGGAAAGTAGAAGCGATCGCGACCTGTGGCCATCAACGCACCCGCATCAACCGAATCCGCAACTGAGCCTGCGTATTACGCACCTGCCAGTTGTTCCACGCCCCCGCCGTCTTGACCGCCGACACATACAACGTCACCTCGGTACCGGCGGAGATGATGCCGTCCGTCGACTCGGGGTTGATCGCGACGTCGGAATGCGCACGGAACGCCACCTCGCGCCACCCCTCCGACGGCTGCCCCTTACCCAGTCCCACGAGATCACCGGTCGAGATGTTGCCGTTGCGCACTTCGAGGTTCACCTGGAATCCGCCTGGCGCGTAGCAGTCGACGCCACCGACGAAGTCCAACCGGTAGGGGAACGTCTTCGCCGGGATCACCACGGTGACGAGTCCGACCCGCGTCGTCGACGACGAATAGGTACCGGTCGGGAACGCCGCCGGCGGCACCACGTACTCCTGCAGCCACGCACCACCGGGCGACCACTGCAGTTTGCCCGTCGATGACTTGTACACCAGGGTGTCGCCGTCGGACTTCGTGATCGTCTGGTCGACGTCGACAGATGTGAAGACCGACCCCGACGGGCCGACCGGACCTTGTGGGCCTTCGGGCAGCTCGGGAAGGTCCAAACCGACCGAATAGGTGCCGCCCGAGCCGTTGATCCGCACCCCGTAGTCCGGATCGTCGATCGTGTCGCCATCGATCGTCAACGTGCCGGGCTGCATCGTGGGCGCTGGCCCCGTCGGGCCGGGGGTGCCGTACACGTTGTGGTAGATGATGAACGTCTCGCCCGACCACACGTACTGGTCGTCGGTGTCGGTGTTGCGGTACGCCCAATTCGTCTGATCGGCGGTGAGGACAGTGGCGAGTGCGTCGAGTTGTGCCGTCGTGCGCTCGCCCTGATGGATCGCACCGGGCGGCCCCGCCGGACCCTGCTCACCCTGATAGGCGGGCAACCCCATCACCGCACGCTCCGCAGCACCGTCCTGGCGGCGCCGCACATGCAGATACGTGTCGGTCATCGGTGGCTGTCCCGCCACCTGCGGTACCCCGTAGATTTCGAGGTCGACCGCGAGCCGTTCGATCGGATCGTCAGCCACCGTTCACCTTCCTCACTTTGTCCATGAGGAGCCGGTAGGCGTCGTCATGGTTTTCGCCGAGCACCGATATGCCGGTGCTGCGGTGGATCATTCGCACCACCCCGCCGTCGCCCACGTTCTCGATGTGGATGTCGCCGAGGTCGGCTGTCGCTTCCCACGCGCCGAGTTCGATCCAGGCGCGCTGGTCGGCGTCCCACGCCAACCCGAGGGTGTAGTTCGTGATGGCTTGGGCGATGAACTGCGACAGCGGCGCGGGGAGCGGGGCGCGCATGTTGTTCGACAGGGGAGTGTTCTCGAGGAACCGTCCGAGGCGGATAACCGTGGGGTCGTCGAACGCGTACGGGGTGGGGCGGTCGGTCATGCCAGCGTCTCGATCTGTCGGGCGAGCCGCTGCACGTGGCCGCCGGTGATGTAGTCGCCCGTGTGCTTGGTGCCGAGGTAGCCGTTGACGTAGTCGACAGTCGACGCGAGGTCGCGCCACCGCCACGGCTGCCACCACGCTTGATACTTCGTATCGATCGCGCGGTCGAGGACCGACCGCTGCCACCACAGCCACGAGGCCTCGGGAGAGCGGATCGACATCCATTCGGTGACATCGGCGATCGACCGCAGCGGAGACCCGAGCGGAAGATCGGCGATCGGGTCACCCGGCACGTAGTACGACAACAGGGTGCGCGGCACGGAGAGCTGGGCCGCAATGCCACCGCGCCCGACATGCACCGGCTGATATGGGTTCCCGAGCGCCGCGACCGCCAGCACCTCGAGGGAATGGTCGTGTGGCAGGACGTCGCGCGCGAAGTCGACCGCCGCCATCGCGCCCTGTGAATATCCGCCGACCACAGCGAGATTCGGTGTCGCGCGCACCGCGTCCGTGAGTGCGTGCACCCCCTGGTCGACCGACTCGGCGATCGACACATCCCAGCGGTCGGTCGCCGGACCGTACGCCGCGGGATAGTCGACGTAGCGGAACCGGACCCGCGCGCCGGCGACGGCGCGACGCAATGCTTCCGACACCGGAGACCGCGCACCGGGCTTGGACCACGTGCCGTCGAGCCACAGCAGATCGATCATCGGCCGCACTCCGGATCCGGATACGGCTTGCGCGACGCGTCAGCCGCGGTCTGTCGCTGCTCGATCTCAACGAGCTGTGCATTCACGCGTGCCGCGGACTCGTTGTACGCGTCGATCGCAGGCTCCGACGCCACGCGGGTGCGGGGGTCAATCGCCTGCATCATCCGGTCGAATGCTTCGCGCCGATCCTGTAGCGCCTTGTCCCGAGCGCGATCAAGCTCGCGGTACTCGATATTGAGCGCCGAATTGTAAGTCAGGGCATCACGAAACTGCTTGTTGCACTGATCACTACGTTCTTGCGCGGCTTGCGCTTGGACGATCGTCACGAGCGACAGGATGGTGATCACGATGACCGCGACCGCCACCGACGCATCCGATCGGTCGACGTACGGCACCTTCACCCGCACACCCTTGATACGCAGATACCCGGCCTTCACGAGCGCCCCCAAGACCACGCCCGCCACGAACACTGCGAGACTCACCCAGGTCATGACTTATCTCCGTCCGCGTCGTCGCGATCTCGCCGCACGATCAGCGTGCCGACGAGTGGACCGATGATCGCCATGAACGCGAGGCTCAACGATTCCGGCGGATCGTAGGTCGACACGACGGCGTCGAGGATCATCGACGCCGCCCACAACGTGAGGACGACGACGATCACGATGTGGGCGAGCGTGATCCGTCGCCGCTCTCTCTTTGTCACCCGAGCACCTTTCGACTACACGCCTACGGCGCGACTGTGTGGCGACCACGGGCAGTGCGCCCCCTCTGTCACTCGTCGATCTGGGACTTGAGGTCACCGACGATGGGTCCCGTCTCGCCGGTGAAGGTGTCGACGGCATCACCGATCTTCGGGCCGTTCGTGGTGAGCCACACGGAGAAGCTGGTGGCGTAACCGATCGCGACGGCGATCCATGCGGCGCCCTGCGCCGGGATGACATCGGCGGGAACCGATGCGAGCACCGCGGCCACGAGAGTGAGGGTGGCGCCGATCAGTGCGCTGATTGCCTTGGCGTTGTACGAGATCTTCTGTCCGATGGTCATGATCATGTCCTTTGCTCAGTTGATGATGTCGGGGCCGTCCTGGGGGACCAGGCCGACGACCTTGTCGGGCGACCAGATGAGTCGCCCCTTTTCGAACACCTGGTAGCGGGTACCGCTCCGGGTGACGATCTCGTTCGAGACGGGCCACCCGTAGGGGCCGTTCTCGAAGCCGCTGCGATTCCAGTGCGACCGGATATCGCCGGTCACGTAGAATCCCGGCTGGCCGGTCTTGCGGTAGATGGCTCCGTGTTCGAAGCCCTGCACCACACCGTCTTTCAGAACCGTGTGGTCGCCGGTCGGGTAGCCGAGCGGACCGCGCTCCCACTTCAACCCGGCCCACGTCTCGAAGATGAATGTGGGGATGGCGTGCGCGCCTGTGGTCGGCGTCCAGTAGATGTAGCCGTTCTCGAACTTCACCCACTTGCCTCGGCCATCAGGGGTTGGGTGCTCGTCTGTCGCGCCGATCGGGTCGAGTCGTTTCCCGATCCAGTTCTTCGCGCGGTCGGCTTCGAGGTTGATCTGATTTACCGGAGGGGTCACGGGAGCTCCTGTCGCGTAGGTCTTGACGTCGGATGCGAGGACATCCCACGGGAAGTTGGGGCCGCAGTCGGTGTGTGATCCGATACCGAGGACCACGGTGACGAAGTTGTGGTCGGCGATGCATGGTCGATTGCCGAGCGGATACGGTCGCCCCTGAACCGTCAGCATCGCGGCGTTGTATTTGCGGGCGTCCTGCACCGCGAGGTACGCGGCGATCCGAATGTCGTTGCGGTACCGGTTGAGCCACTCTTGACGCGACATCGAGGCGCGTGACCCGGCGAAGCAGTAGTTGATCGACCGGTTGTTGGCGTCGAGGACCGACCACGATCCGTAGTCGGTGTCGACGACATCGCAGACGATCGAGTCGCGGCCGACGTAGTGGTAGCTGGCGTCGTCACGATTGTTGAGGCTGTTGGCGAGCTGGACCGCGGTCGAGTTGCCTTCCTCGGTATGCAGCAGCCAGTACACGATCTTCGCGCCCCACCGATTGGAGCGGTTGTTGCCCATCATGTCGATCTCGCGGAACGCTGGCCTATCAGCCACGGCGGTACCTCCTGAAGGTGTTGGTGTGGGCGCGGGCGCGCCGGGATATCCGCTGCCCGCCAGCCATTTCGCCGGATCGGTGTACGCGGAGCGGTAGTTGAAGGTATGGACCGCAAGGTGTAGGTGTGGGCCGGACGCCTGGCCGTTGGCGCCGACGTAGCCGATCAGTTGCCCCGCCGTGACGTGCGATCCGACAGCGAGTCCGGTGGCGAACGCATTCCACATGTGGCCGTACTCGAGGCAACCGCCGCCCTCCGAGTCGTCGGAGTCGATCACGATCCACTGGCCGTAGCCGTCAGCGGCTCCGATGTACTGCACGGTCCCGGACTGGCAGGCGTAGAACGGTGTGCCGTCCTTCGCGGCGAAATCAAGCCCGTAGTGGAAGCCGCCATCCCGCGGGCCGTAGCCCGACGAGATGGTGAAATCTGCTTTGCACAGCGGATATACACGAAGCATTCGCGTCACTCTCCCAACGCGTTTCGTGTGAGCCACTGGCCGAACGATCGGATCTTGCCGAGCGCGATCGATCCCGGTTCGCGTTCGGCGTCACCCTTGCCGATCTGCAGGGTGTAGCGGCCCCGCACCGACCGCGAGTCCTCGTAGGTGATCTCCTCGACGTACTCGATTTCGACCTTCCCGTCGTGGCGTTCCACCCCCACGAGATCCCCGATGTTCACGTCCTTCCCGACGTAGTACGGGGCACCGTTGATGACCGAGATGGCCATCGACACATACGGTCTCGTCGCCCAATGCGCCGACTTCATGCCCGCGGCCGTCTCCATCGACAGACCAGTCGAGCCGGACTCGGCGAACGTCTCCTTGAACCGCCACGGCCCCGACTCGTTGGCCCGCTGGAGATCCTCCGACGAGTGGAACGCCATCACCGTGTTCTTCACAAGCGGCTCGAACACACCGAGCGACAGGTTTTGCAAGGCGCCCGTGATGGCACCGAGTGGGGGAAGGGCCGCGGCGATCGCCGTCCCGATGGCGGCAAGTCCGATGTTCGCGCCCGTCACCATCGCGATGTTCAGCCACTCGGGACTCTTCCCGCCGGCCGTCACGCGCGATGCGAGAGCAACGTGAGTCGTCTCCTCGATCTCGTCTGCAGGAGAGTACTTTCCGCTCGTGTAGACCGCGATCGGCTTGTTCGCGATCATCCCGTCGACGACGTCGAGATAGTCCTCGTAGCCGTCGTCCCCGAGGATCGGGTACAGCACCCACCCGAGGAGGTCAGACGCCGTCTCAATCCCCGTGCGCAGCAACCCGTCGACGATCGTGCCGGTCCACCCGACAGGTTCACCCTTCTCGACGAAGTCGATGATGAGTTTCGGTTCGGTCAGGACGGCGAACTCGGGGAACGGCTGCTCGTCGACCTCGGGGTCGAAAAACTGGTAGACGATCTGCACTCCCGTGGCCTTCTCGACCTCAAGGAATGCGTCGAGCGCCTTGTCCATCCGCCACGTCGCGGCCATCCACTTCGTAGTGTCACCGAGGAACTTGCCACGCGGATTCACCATGATCGGGTGGAATGCGTTGCGAATCAGGTTCCACGTCTTGAGCTGGAACAGATTGCCCGTGGGGATGCTGTACAGCGGTGCTTGCAAACGAACAAGGTTCGCCGCCAACGCCAACGCGTTGTTACTCGCCGCAGGTCCGATCGCCGGCCAATAGTGAATCGGCTGGAACTCGGCAGGAAAGCCAGGGCACGGCCACAACCGGATCCAGTTGAGGTGCTCAAGCGCCCCGACGGCCGTCACCTCGTAGTACCGCTGCAACCCCTTGCGGGTGCGTTTGAAGTCCGTGACGAACCACAGGGTCGTCCAGTAGGGCAGGCGGATCACGATCGGCCGGACAGCGGCTTTCGGCTGCCCCTCGAACCATTCGGCGTAGTGGTCATCGCACGGCAGCAGCATCGAGAGGGCGCCGGGCTGAGACTTCTTCTCGGTGAACTTCAGATCCTGGTAGTCGCCGGAGTAGCCCCACGTCTGCATCGTCTTGGTCTTGAGCTCGACGACAGCGCGCGGATTGAGCAGCTCATCCCGTTCGGCCTGTTCCTCGGCCGCGAGATCGGCGAAGCGTTGACGCAGCGACGTCACATCAAACCCTCAACAGCCTGCGGCACCACGGCATACAGCGCGGTGTTGGTGTTGCCGCCCGTCACCGTGATGTCGACGCGCGTCACCTCACCCGCTGGCACGGGGTTGCGGTACTTCTTCCCCTTCATCAGGGGCCACAGGTTGCGTCGCATCCCCGCGTCAGTCACCGCCCGCACGGTGGGGCGCGCCTCATCGGTGTTGACCAGCATCGTCTCGTTCGCCAACACCTGCGGGTGCTTCACCGTGTTCCCTGCGAACGACAGCGTGAGGGCACCAGGCCCGCGAAACGTGAACTGCGGCCACCCATCCCAGGTGTCACCGGGATACAAGGCGAGTGTTCCGCGACCGGACCCGTTCTTGTTGCTCCACGAGTCGTTGTCGTCGGCAACGCGTGGCACCGGCAACTCGACAATCAGGGTGAGGTCGAAGTTCGCCGCGCTGGTCTTGCGGGGATCGAATTCGAGTGTCGGTTTGAGTGAGCCCCGGCGTGCACGCACCCACCGCCAGCCGAGGGCATTGGTGTACACCATGAGCCAGCCCGCGACATCGTTGCGACACAACCGTTTGACGTGCTCCACGCGGCGTCGGAAGTCGTCCGGATTGCGTCCGAGGATGAACAGGGGGAGATCCCACTCGGCGTGGTCGAGTGTCGACCCGGTCCACGTTTCACCCCACTGGCGGGCCGCGGCGTCGAATAGCGCCTTGAGGTCGGTGTACCCGAGGTCCCCGATGTTGCCTGCGGCCAACCAGGCGCCGAGCTCGGTGGCGGACTTCGCCCCGGACAGTCGGATTCGTTCGCCCGACGCCGCGACCCAGTCGATGATCACGTGGTCGGTCAGGACTGCTCGCGTCATCCCCAGCCGCCGATCAGAGCCTCGGAGCGGGATGCGCGTCGCACCTCGCGGGTCTGCTTCGACACCATCTCGTCGACGTCCATCGTGTAGACGTTCTCGTTGTAGACCAGCGGACCGCGATCGCCCGAGGCTGTGGCACCGTCGCCGTCGACAGTTGCCGAGCCACCGAGCGTCGACATGCCAGCCGACGCCATATCGGCGACCGTCGAGAACATTGCGGCCGACGGCAGCTCCTCGAGCATCGAATCGATCGACGACCACTGGCCAGCCGTAAGGATCGCTTCCGGCTTGCCCGTCGCGTTGATCGCGTGGGTGATGCCCGGTGGTAGCCAGCCGCCGCGGTCGTAGCCGTGGCCCTGCCCGATCACGCCCAGCAGTCCTGGACCGTACTTCTGGTGGCCGTAGCGCACCATCGCGTTGATCATTGCCCACGGGTCGCGTCGATTGTCTGGCAGCGACGGGTCGCGGTATGCCGCCCAGGTCGTCGGGATCATCTGGCCGAGACCAACTCCGGCCGCTTCGCCGGTGCCGTTGACGTCGGTGATCTGCTGCGCAATGTTCGGGTCGCCACCAGACTCGGTGTCGATCTGCTTAACCCACGCGTTGACCTCGGCGGGATTGACCGGGAATCCCTGCCTCTTGAGTGCCTGCTCGATCATTCCGCGCCACTGTTCGGCGCCGCCCTTGGGGTCGTACTGGTGATTCAGATCGGGCATCTTTGTCAGAGCAGTGTCGCTCTGCTGGACGGTTGATCCGTCGCCGTAGGTCGGTGCGCTGTACGAACCGCCCTGAGTGCCAGCGGTTTGTGCGTCACTGCCCGGCGCGCTGTACGACGACAGTTCAGACGTTCCGGTCGTGGCGGGCGAACTCGCCTGCTGTGTCGCGTTCTGCACGACACCCGATACCGCGTCGAACAACTGCCCGAACCCGAAGAAGTCAGCCGTGTCCTTCCCGATCTCCAGGCCCGCGGTCTTCGGCAGATCGGCAAGCGTCTTGCCCTCGTCGCGGTATCGGCTCGTGCGAGCCGCGCTCGAACTCAGTTCTGCGGTCTCACGATCCTGGCGCGCCTTGAGTGCCTTCGCCGTCGCGGGGTTCACGCCACCCGGCGAGTTGGCCAGCGCCGCGACCTGGTCCTCGTGACGGCGCTTGAGATCGTCGTCCCGCTTCTGCTGCTGCTTCGAGAACGCGTCATCGGACAGCCCCACACCCGACATGCCGGCCAGCAGTTCACGCAGGCTGTCGATCTGATCCCAGTTGAGGACCGCTTCGGGCTTGCCAGTCTCGTTGCGTACCAACGACATTCCGGTCGGCAGGAAGCCGCCCTGATCCCGCAACAGACCAAAGGGATTCTTGATGAAACTCGTCACCGACGACGTGATCTTCTTCGCCTCGTCGTACGCCCACGACAGCTTGTCGCCGAGCTTCCCCGCGAGATCGAACGCCGCGTTGATCGCTTCGGTCTTCGACGCATCAAGAGCCTTCGGCGGGATTCCCAGCCACTCAGGCGGCGGCGAACCAACAACCCGCGCGATGCCCTCCTTAATCGGATTCAGCGCCTTATCAACGATCTCGGTGATCCGCTTCTTGATGATGCCGAGCATCTCGGCTGTGGACGGGCCGCCGAAACCGTTCGTGATCAGTCCGTCAGGCACCACATTCGGATTGGCCGGTTGTGGTGCGTAGAAGACGTGGTCGTGGTCCATGTGGTTCTGCGTCGGCGACCCACGGTCTCCCATCGGGACCACACGTCCGTCGGGGTGCCACTCTTTCTGTTTCCAGAGAGTCCACTCGATGGGGAACTTCTTGGAGTTCGCGAGTGAGAAGTCCTTGACCTGATCACCGGTTTTCGCGTCGTTGATCATCACGTCGAGCGCGCGCCCTGAGTAGTGCTCGTTGTATCCGTCTGGAGGTCGCCAGCCGCCGATCGACGACACGCCCTTCGGCCAGAGTCGAGAAATGATGCGGCCCATCAGCTTCGCTATGTCCTGCAGCCCGCCCTCACCCGGCATCGGAGCGAGCTTGTCGCCCGCCGACACAGCGCCACCATCGGCGAAGCGGGGGAGTTGCCCGCCATCCGAGGTAGCGGCAGCCAAACCCGAAGGCGTCCAGGTGAACGGTTTGCCCGCGTCCACCATCTGCCGCATCCGATACTGAGTGCCCTGCCCACCAGACTTGCGGACATCCTTGACATCCCACACGTGCTCGTCGGGCATCAGGAGGCCGTGCACCGAGTCCTTACCGCGGGTCGCGCCCTTCGCCAAAGGAACAGGACCACCCTCTGAGAACGCCACCGGCGCCAGCGGCTCCATCTTCTTGAGCCCCGGCAAAAACTTCACAATCGTGTTCCACGCGGGAAGCAACCCCCGATTCCACACCGTGTTGATGACGAAGTTGATCGGCGTCGCGACGTAGCCCTTGAGCTTGTCCCACACCGTCCTGATGCCCTCGACGACATCGCCGAAGAAGTCGCCCACCACCTTCAACGCCGTTTTGATGCCGGAGAATGCCGGCTTGATCACGTTGTCCACGACCCACGAAATTCCGGCGCCAAGCCCATCCCAGACGGGCTTGATCACGTTGTTCCACACCCACTCGAAAGCTGCGCCAATCGCCTTGAGCTCGATCTGTAGGCCCACCCACGCGGGCTTGATCACGTTGTTCCACACCCACGCGATCACTGAGCCGATACCTTGGAACGCGGGTGCCACCACGTTGTTCCACAGCCACATCACCACGGACGCGACGACCTTGATGGCGGTCCACCATGCGGTGAAGTAGCCCGAGATGATGGTCCAGGCGACACCGATCGCCACCTTGATGCCGTTCCATGCGGGCTGGATCGCGTTCTGCCACAACCACACCGCCGCCGCGCCGATCGCCGATATCGCGACCTTGAACGCGGGGAACACGGTGGTGGACAACCAGCCCCACACGGCCGAGACTGCCGCCTTGATGCCGTTCCACGCGGTGGCCCAGATCTGTCGGCCGAGTTCGGTTTTCGTGAAGAACCACACTAGAGCCGCGACGAGAGCACCGATCGCCACAATGATCCAGGTGATGGGAGATTGCGCGACCGCTAGCGCCGCGCCGAACACCGCGGACGCTGCGGCACCGGCGAGCGTAGCGACTCGATGCGCGGCCAAAGCAATCGTGTTTCCCTCCAGACCCGCCGTACTTCGTCCAGTCGCAGCAACAAACACGCCTTGTGCCACCGACGCGACGGCCATGACGCCGTTGTAGACGACCATCGCGGCCGAGATCCCCTTGACCGCAACCGCTCCGGCAACGAGGAGCGGCCCCATCGGACCAAGGTGACTGACGAGACTCGCGAGCGGTGGCGCCATGATCGACAAAATGGTTGCCCAAGGGCTGAACGAGTGCACCAAACTCGGAATCAACGGTGCCACGTTGGTGAGCGCCTGACCGAGTGCCGGCATGAGGCGTTCGGCCATCTGCATCAGACCGGGCGTTGCCTGCGCGATCGCTTGGCCGATCGACCGGATACCGGGCGCAAGTCCCGCGGCCGACGTCTTGCCCAACTGCATGAACGCACTGATCGCAGGGCCTGCGATCGCCGCGATGTTCTGGAAGGTCGTCTTGACACTCGCGGCGGCCGACTCGAAGAATTGCTTGATCTTGCCGGACTGCTGGGCCTGCACGAGCATGTCCGACAGGCCTTTAGCTGCTGCTCCGATGTCCCCGACCATGGGGCCGAACGCTTGGCCTGCGCCAGCCGCGATCGCCGCGATACCGGGCACGAGGTTTCCGAGTGCGGTCCCAAATTTGGCGGCCATGTCGGAAGATGTGGTGAGCCACGTCCCCACGATCTGCACACCCTGTGCCGAATTGACCCAGTCGACGGCGTTCTTGGCCCCGCGGTTGAATCCGGCCGTCACCGTCGACAGTGCCGTGCCGAGCTTCGGGAGCCACGTGTCAGCGAGCGTCTGTACACGGGTGTCGAGGCCGTCGAATAGGTTGTCTTGCACCGACTTTTGCATCGCGTCCCACGCGGGTTTCACCCCCATGGTGGCGTTGACGAACGCCTGGGCGTTGGTCGACAGCTTCGCCATCGCCTCGGCCTGCTTGTCGACACCACCGCTGCTCGGGTCGTCCTTCGGTGCGCGCGCCTCGTTGAGTGCGTCCTGCGCATCCTTCGTCGACTGGGTCGCGTCACGCAGTTGCTTTTGCGCCTCGACGACCTCGTCGGAGCCTTCGACGCCCTTGGCGCGGGCGGTCGCCGCTTCCTGCGCCGTGTCGGCGTTCTCGCGCTGCACTTCGGCGAGACGTTGCTCCGCTTCCTGGACTTGCAGCACAGCGCGCTCGCGCTCGAGGCCCGATTCGAATCCGCCTTTGGCGAGATCGGCGCGTGCCTCACGCAGGGCGAGTTGCGCGTCCTTCTCCGACAGCGCGGCGCCACGCAACTGGAGGTCGAGGTCACGTAGCTTCTTTCGTGCAATGTCTCGTGCTCGGGCGACGCCCTCCTGGGCTTCCTTCTCGCCTTCGACCGCCTTGGCGAGCGACTTCTCCGCGCGAGCAATCTCTTTCGTGTTGTCGGCGGCCTTCGCAGCGGAGCCACCCGACGAGGTGCCCATCGTTTTGAATGCGTCGGCCACCCCGAACACCCCGAGCTTCACTCCCGCGATGGCGGCACCGAGCGCCGATAGTCCGGCGATCGCGGCACCACCCGCAGCGGACCCGACCGTCGCGAGGGCACCGGCGAGCGCCACCAGCGCGGGGCCCGCCGTGCTCGCGACACCGACAAGAGCTGCGATTCCGACAGTCGCCATGCCGACGAGTCGGGAGATTCGCGTGATGGTGCCGAGAGCGCGTGCGGCGGCAGCGAGGAGCATGAACGCGGCAGTGGCTCGTGCGACGTCGCGAGCGAGACGCCCAACGAGCGCCGACACCACACGAAGCCATGTCGCGAGCTTCGCTAAGCCGACACCGGCGAGCCTGTTCATCATGGCGGCAGAACCGAGTAGAGCGCCGCTCAGGAGTGTTGCGGCTCGTGCCGCCCACTTGAGTCCCGTCGCGATGCCCCCGATGTGCTTCACCGTCATGACGGCGGACGCCGTAACGACGCCGAAAGCGGCTGTCACGCCACGTAACCCGCCTCGCACACCCGACACGAAGCCCGCACCGTAGCGTCGACCATGCGCGGAGCCGACACGGTTGAAGTCGGTTGCGCTCAGCCCGTCGTTGATTCCGGCAGCGCCCTGACGTCCAGCGGTGCGACCGATGGCTCGCATCTGGGCGGCGAGTTTCGCCATCCGCGCTTTCACCGAGTTGACCCCGATGTCGCCGCGGCTGAGCCCATCGTTGACGCCACGCGCGGCCGACCGGCCTGACTCGCGCCCACCGGAGCCGAATTCCTTCTGCATCGCGGCCGAGCCAGCTTTCGCCGCACCCGACGCCTCTTTGATGACCTCCGCCATGAAGCCCTTCATGGAAGGCATTACGGGAACGTAGATTTCGTCAGCCACGGATAGTCACCTCCATTCACTGGTTGAGGCCGTGCGACGGCATCGGTACGGTGGGTCTTCGGCATGGCACGGTTCGGCTCGGCGAGTCGAGGCTGGGCTCGGCACGGCGAGGCAGGCAGCGTGGACTTCCTCGACTCAGAGCGAGTCGAGGAAGTCCATGACCTCTTCGCTGCTGTGGTCGCCGCGGTCACCGAACTTCTGCGGCCCGTCCTCGTCGGTGTCGATCCACGGATACTTCGGATGCTCTTTCGGCACCTTCACCCGCGGCTTACCCAGCCGGTTCGCGATGCTCGCGGTCTGAATCTGCATGAGGCGGATCAACATCCACAGGAGTTGCTCGTTCCAGCCCCACTGCTGACCGTCGGTGCGGGCCCGATCAATCGCCGACCCCTGCGGCAGGTTCTCGATCAGGACGCGCAGTTTGCGGAGCGTGATCTCACCGCGGTGGTAGCGGGCGAGTACCCCGAGCGCGCGCGACGGATCGCACAGCCCGGGGTACGTCGCGTCTAACGCTGCTTCGGTTTCTTCGACGCCGCGCGGCGCGAGGAGCGATTCCGCCGAGTAGGGTTTCCCTGCAGATCGTCGCGAATCTTCTTGCCGTAGTCGGTGAATGCCTGGTTGAACATCCACGACTCGCCGCCCGCCGCGAGGAACTCGTCGTACTGCGTTTCGCCCATGTACCAGGCGGCGACGTCGACGTCCGCCGACAGCGGTTCGAGCTGCTCCTTCTCCGGGTCGGTGAGGAACTGCGGGTCACGCACCACCCACTCGCGGGCGTTGAATCGGAAGGTGAAGACGTCGCCGTCGCCCTTCTCGAACACCTGGTTGTCTTCTCCGTCACCGAAGTCGAACTTGTGCGTCTTCGCACCGTCCTTGGCGCGTGCTTCCTCACGCTGTGCGAGGTACTTGTCGAGATCGATGTCAGCCATGGCAGGCCCCTTTCATCAACTGGCAGGCCACTATTCGGTGGAAGGGCGCGGGGTGAGGCGGACCTGCCAGGGTTGAACTCCCCACCCCGCACCCGTCTGTGCGGGTTACGAACCGCCACCACCGCTGGGCGGGGTGTAGGCGGTGAGACCCGTGGTGTCCCAGCCCTCGAGGAAGATGCGGCGGCACGAGATGTCGTCCTCGTTCGCCGTGCCGGTGGTGCCGGGGAATCCCGTGACCGTCACGTTGTAGCCGATCATTTCGTCGGACTTGTAGGTGATCTCGCCGCGCTCGGTCACCTGTGCCGCGGCCAAGCAGGTGCGACGCGCTCGCGAACCGTCGACGACCGTGAGGACGAGCTTGTGCTGCGTGACGTCGGGCTTGCCCGACTCGTCGAAGAACACCGAACCGTCGGTGTTCTTGAACATGTCGGACGCGCTGACGCCGTAGTAGAAGCCGGCGGTCGCGAGGGTCGACTGCCACAGGGTGAAATCGAACGTCGTGACCGACTTGGTGATCTCGTAGCGGATCGCCGAGTTCTCCTGCCACGGAACGAATTCCTGGTTGTCTTCGTCGCGGTTCTCCGTGACACCGTCGTCGGAAATGTATCCGAGGTTGGTGTAGGCGCCGGCGCCCGTGGTTGTCAGGTTGCTCATGTCGTGCGGCAACACTGCGATCAATGCCGCGATGTCGATGCGGCCGGTGACTCCGACTCGGGCGGCCTCGGCCTTGAACCCGTCGATGGTTGGGACTGCCATCACGTCCTCCTCTGATGCGTGTAGGCATGTGGAAGCAGCCCCAGGGGCGGGGTCTGCGGTGAACGGTCCTGGCAGGTCCGGATCTGTGGGGCGCGGGTGCGCCGTGGGCCGTCAGTCGGTGTCGCGGCCGATTTCGAAGGCGTATTCGCCGTGTTCGCGTTTCACGCGTGGATTCCAGTCGGGTGCGCGTGAGAATGCTGATTCCTCGATGACGCGGTGGATCGCGATGTCGTTGCGCCACACGAGGGAGAACAGGATGCCGCGTACGCGGGCCGCGAGGTCACGTGACTGGGCGCGTGATTTCGCGAGGATGTAGAAGTCGGCGGCGAAGATGTCGGTCAGGGGGCCAGTGGCGGCTTGCCATGGAAGGTGTTTCGATCCTCCGGGTACGTCTTGGACCAGCACGATGGGAAGGCGATTCTCGAGTGCCGCCTGGGCGGGGAGTTCGTCGCCGACGTACGCCAGTGGGAGGGCAGTGTTGAGCGCCCCGATCACCTTGTAGAGGGCGTCGGGGAATCCGTTGTCGGTCATCTGGATCCGGTTGCGCGTCGCAGGGTGCGGCGGCGTTCTGTCGTGGTGTTGCCGTGTTCGCCGTCGGCGTCGGTTGATTCGATGTGCACGACGAAACGGCCGTTCCGCATGGTGCGTTCACTCATCGTGATGTCGGCACGCCCGTCGTTCTCCGTCTGGTCGATGCGGCGAGCTCGCGCGAGGACCGTGCGGCCTCGCGTGCGAACACCGTTACGCACGAGCGACATTCGGTTCAGACGGCGAAACATCGCGTTCCCGTCGATCCGCACGAGATCGTCAGCCACGAGACTGTGCGGCCTTGCGGATCGCGTCGAGCTGGTCCTCGAACACCTGCTCCGGAGCGGGCGCCGTCCAGGTGTCAGCGACGTCGTCAGGTTTGCGTGGTGGTTCGGCGATCGACTGGACCTCGTCGACCTCGAGGACCAGCGTGACGGTCGCGCGGCCGTCGGCGACCACGGCCTGCGCCCGCACTGCGGTGAGCGGAAATGGCAACACCTGCCCGTCGAACACCACCTGATCCTTGTCGTAGTCCAACACGACACGACACGGCGACGAGTCAGTCATCGAGCGCCTTCATCACGTCCGCGCTGGTCTTGCCCGCGCGATCGCCGTAGGCGACTGACTTCTGACCGTCCGACGGGATGACCTCGACGTCGGCGGCGATGATGGGGATCGTCACGATCGGCAGAGCGTTGCGGTTCGCGAGATCCTCGACCTCGGGGCCGCTCTCGGCGATCACCCAGGGGAATTCGACACCGTCGATGAACACCTTGTGGCGTCGGCGATCGATCGTGATCTTATTTGGAACTTCAGGCATGGCAGGTCCTTATCCGTTCTTGTACTCGAGGGCGAGCTCGACGTGGTCGACGCCGGATGGGTGGTCGACTGACGGCCATCGGTGGACCTCCCCGACGATGTCGAGGTCCCGGCCGGCGTACCCGATCCGATCGGTTGCTTCGACGTCGAGATCGAATCCGTCTGGGGTGCACAACCACCAGACGGTGCGGGTGGCGACGCGGGTGCCGTTCTCGTCGGTCTCGACTTCAAGTCGCGGTTGCAGTTCAACTCCGAATGACACCGGAATGCGCTGGGCACCTTCCGCGATTTCGTAGGAGAGGCGCTCGCCCCTGGGGTTGTAGCGGTCCGAGATCTTCGCCGGACGCAACACCGTGATGGTCTGACCGTAGAAGCCCATCAGATGCGATACCGATCCCACGTTGCGAGTTCGGAAGCGACGACTTCGTAGTCCGTTTGTCGTTCTCCGACCCGGATGGACGTCTCACCGAGCGGTCGGTAACTGGTGCGGCCCGCGACTGTCAAGATCGAGTCGATGATGTCAGCGCAGTCGTTGAACCCGTGGACGATCGTCGCTTCGATCCCGCGGTAGTCGGTAGTCCACTGCCTTCGCCCGCTCTTCTTGACCAAACCCGTCTCAGACCACTGGATTTCGTCGGTGCCGACGGCAATCCCGCATTCGCGAAGATCGACTAGGTCGACCAGCCGGAGGGTGGGCAGGCTCAGCACCCACCCTCCGGGGCCGTCGACCCTCATGGTGTCCTGGCGCTCGGGGAAAACGTGCCACCCGCACCGGCGTCGCATCGCGGCAACGACTCCATCGATCCGTCCTTGCAGCCCAGGTGTGCTGGCGCTGATCTTGCCGCCCATGTGGGCGACGAGACCTTCGGGGGTGAGAGCGTCTGGAGTGAGAGCCAGGTCAGGCATCGGTGCCTGTTTCGGGTTCAGACTTGCGAGGCCGCTTCGCAGCGGGGATGGTGGCCTTGTTCTGCGGCACCGCCGCCGTGTTCTCGGGCGCGGCGACCTTGCGTTGTGGTTTGAGTCCGCGGCGTTGTGCTTCTTCTTCGTCGAGGAGAACGGTGTGGGGGATCCCGTAGATGTCGATCGTGTACGGGTCAGTGGCAGCCATGGTGGGGTCCTTCATCATCTCGGGCCGGAAACCCGAGGCTGGCGCGAGATCACCTACAAGGCCAGCCTCGGGTTCAGGTGACTGGATCAGGCAGCGACTGTGGTCGTGACCTTCACGAAAGCGAGCGGCTTTCGCACCGCGAGCGCGACGCGCTCCTCAGCCCGCACCGTCACCAGGTTGTTGGTGAAGTCGTCGGCGTGGGAGTTGCTCGACTCCACCCGCACACCGCCGGACCGGTAGAGGGTCGCGGCCTGCGCGAAGTTCGCGACCAACGCGGTGCCAGCAGCTACCGCCGGCGACACCACGGTCCGGACACCCCAGATGGGCGGATTCTCCGGGATACCACCGTTTCCGTACGGCCCCTGGAAGACGCCGCCGCCGTAGTACTGCCGGTTCGCGTCCTTTGCCAGCCGCAGCTCCTGATAGTCCAACGGCGAGATCACGATGCCGTCGGCCGCGAGTCCGGTCGCCGTCTGCACCTTTGTCATCGCCCGGAACAAGGCGTCGGCGATGGTGTCATTAGATGCGGCGTTGCCACGCAACTCGGTCTGGATGCCCGACCTGTTGAGCAGACCCCGCAAGTTCGCGCCGGCACCAGAACCGTTGAGGAGTTGCTGCTCCTCGGCGATCGCGAGATCGTAGAGCAGCCGCCCGTCGATCTCCGACTTCACGAAGTCGAGGTCGGTGAGCATCTCATCGGTGAACTTGACGAAGCCCGCGATCTTCTTCAACGCATCGGTGACGGGGGTGGGGTCGACGTAGTGGATCTGCGGCTTCGGCGCGCCCTCGGCGACAGCAGTGAAGTTGCCTTCACGCGCCCCCTCGACGAAGTACGAGATGGCGTTGGTGCCAGCGGCGAGCTGTCCCTGACCCAGTAGGTCCGCGATGACAGGTCCTGGCCGGTACCCCTGGACAATGGTGCGATCGACCTGGGTCAGCACGCTGGTGAAGCCCGATCCGCCGGCGCCGTGGACGTCGGTAGCGGCTTTGAACTCCGGTGCAGCGACCGAGGCGCCTGACATGCCCTGGATCGACTTCAGTCGAGGACCTGCGTGCTTGACGAAGTGGGCGCCAAGACTCTTCGCAGGTTCGGATCCGCTGTCACCGGCAGGGGGGGGGGAGCTGT